AGAACACGCGACTTTAACGCCGCCTTGCGCGCTGTGATACGCGTGCGAAGAACAATAGATCAACTGGAGAAGAAAATTGACAACCACATGGCGAAGCCTTAACAACCAATTAAGCAGAATGAGTGAGGAAGAAGTCCTCAGACTGCTCAACGAGGAACGTGATGGCGCTAAACGCGTCACCATGCTACAGCGCCTTCATCAGCGCTACAACACCCTGCGCGTTGCGCGGGAGAGACTTGAACTACTCAAAGGAGCAACTCAACTATGATCAACTGGACACCACCCCAAGGTACAAAAATTACCTACCCAAGCAAAGGCTTGAAGGACAAAACATTTACATTCCAGCGCGGCTCAGATGTGCAAGCCCGCTGGCGTGAGCATGGCTGGACGCCACCGTCCGAGAACATGACGCCGCCCCCGCCAGAGAAAGCGCGCTTTCAATGATGCACTCATTAGAACTAGGCCGTGTCAACCCATCGCACAAATTTAAGTTTTGCGCCAAGTGCCAGATTGACAAGCCGCCAGAAGGCGGCATCGACATGGGTTCCAAATGGCACTGCCAGAACTGCTGGAACAAACGTGCAACATCTACCAACCTCAAACAAAACCGTGCCACGCCCAAAGCCGCCTGAACCCCTCAAGTCGCGCTACATGCGCCTGTCCGATGCTGAATGGGAAACCTTTAGGCAGATGGGCGGCGCTGATTGGCTGCGCAAAATGATGAGAACCAGGCCGAAAAGATACTACGAAGTCTTTGAGTACGGCCCATCGAAAAAGGAATTAAATGACTAACATGCCAGACTTTCAAACCTGGAGCCAAGCCAACTTGGCCAAGTTTGCGCAAGAGGCTTACGCCAAACTGTGTGAACAGGACGACCGCATCCAGCACTTGCAGTGCGATCTAAAGACTGCCATCGAGGCGTACAGGGCTGTTTCTATGCAAACGCCCGAGTCCCAGCCTTATCAATGATCAAGGCTTGTTTGCGGGGCGCCGCCCCTGCCACGCTGGGCACGCTGATGTGTGTCCAGCGGTCAAACTCACGAATGATCTGATCGTAGGGCAAACCGGCAGCGATGATGGTTCTGACCACTTCATCTGGCGTCAGTCCAGGCACCCTGATGTCCACAGCACAACCAATGCGATGCTGACTGCTATCTTTAGAACCCACGGCGTCATTGACTTGCTTGCTTCTAAAAGCCGAGTTAACCATGACAGGCTTGCCGCCAAGCGCTGCCTTGACGTCTTCAAGAAAAGCCGCAAGGCGTTTAAGATTTTCCAACTCTTGTTCATTGGGCGTATTTTCATATTCTCTGTGATCTGTGTGCGTCAGTTCTTCAAGCGTAAAGTGCGGCGACAAGTTCATTTTTTCACCCGATCAGCAATTTTTTCCATGGTGCGGCCACCAAAATAAAACGACATGACAAGCATGCCCCATTGACCTAGCAATTCAACGTAGGCACCGCGTGTTTCGTATTCAAAAATGGACGCGATGGCAAAGCCAGAATAGGCCACCAAAAGGAATACAAGCGTCAGGGGGCGTATATTTTTGCTCATCCATGAGTCGCTAGCCATGTCAGCTTTTAAACGCTCTGTGAGGTTGTTTTGTTCAACCTCAAACAGTTTGGTTTCGTTGGCCATCTTAGCCAACTCACCATCTTGCGCCATCTTTTGCAGTTCAAGCTGCGCTTTTGCCTTCGCTTCCGGATCCGGAATCAGCTTGTCGATTAGTTTCCCGCCTATATTCAAAATCGCATCTAATCCCACCATTGTCAACCTCCTTCGGTTTATTTTCTTCGCTCTGGTTCAGTTTGATACCACTCAGGAACCCAATCATCCCGCCAATTAGGGTACTGAATGCTGGTGAAATCATTTTGAAGATTTCTGCGTTGTCCACTTCCTTTGCCCATAGCCCCAACATAAAGGATACGACCATGCTTAATACGGAGAAACACAGGGTCAGCGTTACGCAAATTGTGACTGTGTAAACTAGTTTGTCCTTGGTGTCCTGCATCTTCTTGCCTCATACATATCTGTCAAAGCGTCTTGCGTTGTTAAAAATTTCCAACTCAATTGTGTGCTGGCGCGCCCGCTTGTTGTACAACTCAATCTCAAGCGCGTCAACTGCCCTGTTTACTTTCTCGGCTTCAATTGCCTGCTTGTATTCATATTCCAACCGTTCGGCGCGCTTTTCGGCAGCTATGGCCCGTACATCGTATGGCGTGGGGAACACAAACGGAAACCATTTGCGTAGCTGGATCATTTTTTCTCACGCTCTGCCGCCCTCGCAAAAGAATACAACAACTTGGCCCTAATCTCCGCAGAATCCGCAGTCCCCGCCCACATGGGCAAGTTGTTCCAAATTGCCAACAACTGCGGCGTACTGCAATTGTCACCATTTGTAGTCAGCCACATGGACAACTGCGAATGTCTAACGCCTGGGTCACCAATCCAACTCAGCGCGTAAAAGTCAGTAACTACACAACGCTCGTTTGCGGTGGCCCCTGCCAGACATAGCAACAGTGGCAGCAAGAGCCAGCGCATTTATTTGTCAACTTTGCCGTCCAGTTTGTCAAAGATCTTACCGAGCATATCTTTAATCTCGCGCATGTCCGACCGGTAGTCGTCGCGTGAGACATAGTTGACCGGCATGGCCCGCACGTCTGTGTCCAAGCGCTCAATCGAGCGGTAGATGTTGTTCAAGATCCAACCGCCCATAGCACCAGCCAGACTTACCGCGATGTTGAATAAAACTTGAGAGTCCATCACTTGTTCATCGCGTTTTGGTTAGCAGCATAAGCTGCGTAAGCGGCTTGGCCAGGCGTCATATTGGCCAATGCGTTGACTGCGCGACCGCCAGCGCCGGAGGCTTGGCCCATTTTGTAAAAGGTTTCGCCCATCAAACGTGGTGATGTAAATGGAAGAATGGCCGCTAGTTCAGGGTGATGCAAATAATACGCCGCAGTCAAGCCACCGCCAGCCACCGCACGACCTACGCCGCTAGTCGGTATAAATTGCGAAAGTTCTTGACCGGCTACGGCTGGCATGATGTTAACGCCGCCTTGTTGCTGAAGCACATCTACCAACTGACGACGAAACTCGGCTGACGGCGTTGATTTCAGCGTCATCATAACTTTGTTAATCGCGGTTTCTTTAGCGATTTTGTCGCTTGTTCCCAACGCTTTTGTCACGTCGCGCAACAAACTCATTTGAGTATCGTAGTTTTTCATCGCCTGCGCGTAGTCAGGCGCTTGCTGAACAATAGCGTCCTTGACCGCGTTGCGCACGTCAGTGACAGCGCGTTGTGCTTGCGTATGTTTAGGGCTGTCAGGATAAATTGCGTCGATGCGCTGTTTAAGCGCGTCTAAATCCAACGCGGTGCGAGCGTTAGGGTCTGCGCGCCATTCATCCAACACTGTGCCAATTTCGTCAACAATCTTTTGTTCTGCCGCGCCAATCTTAGATTTGCCGTTGACAGTGTAAGAATCTTTAACCTTTTGAAATGCGTTATCAATAGGCTGAAAATCCAATGGTGTTTTGTCTGCTGCCCATCCAGTCTTGGCATTTTGATACGCGACTGAATTGTCCAAGCGAATCTTATCAACGCCTTCTTTAACCGTAGCCAACAACTCATCAGGCGATGCCTTACCGCGCAAGTTTTCAAGAAAAGATGTTTCGCCAGCTTTACCAGCTTTGTAGGCTTCGCTAAACGCGGCTGGCGCTTTGCCCGCCAAACTACCAACAGCAGTTGCAGCAACGCCGGCAGAACCGCCAGCAGCTTTTTCGCGGGCTTGCGTCAGTGCATTGGTAACTTTTTGAACTGGCGCCAGCGTGTTAAGTTGTTTAGCACCTTGGATTAAATCAGGCGTGGCTACTGACAGCGTTCCAATCATGTTGGAAACGTCAGCCGCAGGCAAACCAGTTTTCTTAGCGATCCATTCAGCGCCTTTATTGACGTTTTGGCCAATAAAGTTCATCAAACGCGTACCCGCTTCTTGTTGGTATTCAGGCGTCTGCTCAACGCCGGTCAAACGGCCAACAGGATTGCGCAGCGGTTCAGCCATAGCCTGAGATATTTCAGCGGCTCGTTCGGGCGTATTGCCAAGGCGCGCGCCAGCATAGCCGACTTGCTGAACAATCGTGGCGGGGATGTTTCCGATAGCTGTATCTAACAGCCCTGCGGTGCTACGGCCAAACTGCGTTGGCATATCCAACGCGCGGCGCGGGCCAGGAATACCTGCTGCTGGCGCGGGCGCGGCAATAGGGGCTACATCAAGGCCAAATTTAACGCGAATAGCTTGTTGAGTTTCAGGATTAGCGCCGGTAAAGTTTTTATCTTGCGCAGAAAACTTGTCAAAAATAGCCGCTTTAGTCGCCGCGTTAGCGTTGACATAATTTGGATCAGTCAAGATCGAGGATAGATCGGCCATGTGTGTCCTCTTATTTTGCCAACAAAGGGTTTGACAAGTCTACACCACCACCACCAACGGCAGGCGTTTCTGCGCTGCGTAATTTGCTTAACGCAGCTTTAGCGTCAGGTGTTAGTTTCTTTTCAAAGTCTTTACGTCCTGTGGTGTTTTCATACTGCAAATTCAAACTCTTCAACTGACCGCCAAGCAACTGCTTGTATGTGTCAATAACGCCTTTAAGCTGTGCGGGGCTGTTAGCGTTAGAGAAGTTACGTTCCGCTTCTTGACGCTCAGTAACGCCGCCACCGCTGGCCACCACGGCTTTGATAACTTCAGCAGTAACAATCTGTTTGGCCGCATTAAAGTTAGTAGGTGCAGGCGCGCCAGTTTGTTTAGCAACTTCATTGCCCAACGCGTTAATTGCTTTGACGTCGCCGTTTGCCAACGCGTCAGACAATTTGTCCATGGTGCCCAAGTGATCAATCGCGGTATTAAACGCGTTAACTTGCTGGCCTTGTTTACCAGTTGAAAAATCTTTAACTGCTTTACTACGAGACGCAACATCTTGTTTAGCGGTAACAAGATTAGTGGCAGCATCAGCAGCAGACGCGGGCGTAGCGCCGCCCATGCTCAACTGCGTTGCTTTGTTCATAATTTGCGCTTTAAGATTAGCCGCGCCTTTGCCAATACCTAATGGTGGCAATGTACCTGTTTGGTTATACAGGTTAGCGGCTAAATCAAGCGACTCAGGCGTTAATACGCCAGTTGCTGTTTCAGCTGCCAAACGCTCTTTTGCGCGAGCATCTACCATCAGTTCACCAGGCGTTGCTGTCTTTTTAGTTGTTGACAAAACACTTGGGCCACCGCCCAAACCAGGCAATGCACTAATTTGTGAAGTGCCGCCTAAGTTTTCGGTAATGTAATGTGGCTTGTTCAACTCTACATACTTGGTCATTCCAAGCGCATGTTGTTGTTTCCATTTATCAAGCGCAGTAGGATCTGTTGGAATGTTAGCAGCGGCTTGCATCAAAGGAACTTTAGCGACTGGCGTGCCTGCCATATCAGGGTCAGTCATTTGCGTTTGCAACCATTTAATTGCATCGTCGCGTGTTTGAATTGACCCAACCATGTCACGATACATGGCCGTTTTATCAAGCGCTAATTTAGCGCGGTGTTGTGCTTCAGTTGTCGCGGCGGTTTGCGCTTCAGTCTGTTGTTTTAAAATAGCCGGAATTTGTTGCGCCGCGCCGCTGGAAGCCAGTGTTCCAATCAATTTGTTGTAATCAGGCTTACCTGTAGTTGGGTCAATAGACTCGCTCCACGCTTTGTTTAATGCGTTTTGAGCAACGTCTTGGCGTTTGGCGTTTTCAAGTTGATATTGCGCCAGCGCGTTTTGATTCTGCGCGTTTTGAATTGCAGCGACTTGGCCATATTGAGCCAATTGATTGGGCAGTTCAATGCCACGAACTTGCAAAGCAATGTTAGGGTCAAGCGCCATTATTAGCCTCCGTACATTTGTGTTTCAAGTGCGGCATTGCTTGGGCCTGACAACGCGGATGATCCTTGAGGTACTAATCTATTAAGTAAATTGTTGCCTTGGGTATAGTTCAAATATTGATTTAAACCGCCGGTTAACGCATTAGTGCCGCCAACATAGCCAGACGCGCGTGCAGCCGCGCCGCTTGTCATTAAATTACTCGCGTTTGTTCCGTATGCGCCTGCGGCGTTTCCAATATTTGTAGTCGCAGTTTGACCTAAGCCTGCTCTGCTTGCAAGGCGGTTGTAAGCGTTGCCAAACTCTTGTGAGGCAAAGTCTTGGCCGTAGCGTTGCGCCGCTTTTAACGCGCCGCCGCTAATCAAACCACCGCGTGCGGCTGCTTGACGGTCAAGCGCTTTTAAGCCTTCTTGAAACCTAAAACTATAGCTAGGATCCATTTCGCTCATTACGTCGCCGGATTCTAATCTGGCCAACGCATTGACGCCAGCTTGTCGCCACGGCTCTTGAAGTTCAACTTGCTTGTTGAACATCTCACGTTGAAGTTGCGTAGCGGCGTCTGTTGACGCGGCTTGTGTGCTGGCGGCTTTGTTAGATGCATTTGCACCAAGTAAGGCGCTACCGCCAATTGCTAAGGCTACCCATGGCATATCAACTCTCCTGTAGGCACTGGGCCAATTCTTGCACCTTGGCAGCGTCGCCAGGCACAATTAAAACTTCGTCAACTTCATCCGCATCAGTACATTCGGTTGCATGGATGCAATACCACACAACATCTGTGAGCGATTTTACGCCATGATGTTTGTCGGCTTCAATAGTCAAACACGCTGGCGCGTGAATAATCTTGCGTTCGCCGTCAACCATCAGTTCAATCGAGCCGCTGGCCAGAATAGACAAATGGTCAAACTTGTGCTTATGCTGAACAAGCACTTGACCCGCTGGGATCAGCGTTTCTTTGGCGTAGACGCCTGCGCTGAAATGATGGTTAATCACGACACTTCCCGACCGCTGGCGCGGATGTTGACGGACGTTGCGCCGCTGGCAAGCGTCGAGATGTAACCGCCAGGCGCAAGGACTTGGCCAACCAACTCAGGGAAAATGTAAGTCTCGTTGGCTTGCAAAGTCTTGGACTTGGTGATCACGTTGTTGTTGCCCGCTGTGTCGCCAAGCGTGACCAAGTTGACGCTGATCGTGGCCGCAACAATGTCAAAGTTGGTCGCCGTGAACTTGTCAATGATCGTCGTGACGTTCTGCGCCGTGTACTGCGTCGTCTGCGCAGCCTCTGCGATCTTGGCAGGGATTAGAACTTTTACATAGACAGCCATGTCAGTCCTTAGTTAGTTTGGAACGTAATGTTGTTAAGCGACACGACGTTGCCAGACGGCAACATCGACACATTGCCAGACGTGTCAATCGTCACAATCGTAAGCGTTGCCGTGCTGCTGGCTTCACCGTAAGTCGAAATGATCAAAGTCGACGCTGGGCGATAGCCGGATGGCAAAGTGAAAATGGTGGCCGATGAGTTGCCAGAATGGATCGCGCCGCCTTGCAGTCGCACCACGCCAAATGCGTCTTTGTAGTAACTGCACAGAGGCGAGGGATAGCCCGCGTCGCTCCAGCTGTTCTGGAAAGACACAGAATTCCAGCCTGGGAATGATGTCGACGCTTTACCGTTAAACGTGTTCCAGTCGGTTGACGACAGATAACCGTTTGTCGAGCCAGACGCCGCGCTGATTGAAATGGCCGGTGTTGTACCGCCAGATGAAGCGATTGGCGATGTGCCAGTCACAGCAGTCACGTAACCGCCGCCACCGCCGGTCAGTTGGATTTCGTTGGTTATTGTTGGCGTTTCAGTTGCAGACTGGAACACGCAACCAGACCAGCCAACGGTGCTAGTACCACCAGAAGTTGCGGATGTATTGATGTATTTGCGGCCAGAATTAGGAACGTAAGTATTGAAATACTTGAACCCGCAACCTGCCACGCTCACAGATTGAGACACGCCTGAGCCAGACGTCTCAACGTAGATGTTGTTGGTCGTGTAATAAGATGAACTGACACGCGCAAATGAGCAGCCGCTGATGCTGGCCGCTGCGGGTTGCGCAGAGTTGGCCAACCAAATGTCAGCAGTACCGACGTTGTTCTCAAAGTACACGCCGCTGAAGTTACCGGAGATAGAACCTTGAACGCCAGAGTTGTTAAGCAACACACCAAACTTGGTGCTTGAACTGCCGTCAATACCGTTACTTTCAACGCTGCCGCCGAACATGTTAAATGTTGTGCCGCCGGTGATCCACACGCCTGCGTCGCGGCAGTTGCCGATCACGCAACCAACCATGGTCAGCGCGTTGGGGTAACTAAAGTTGTTGTACTCAGCGCGCATACCAATCGTTGACTGACGGAATACGCAGTTGTAAAACACGCTAGACAGCACGTCTGTCGCGTAGAACGAATAGTTTGCGTTAAAGCAAGACACGTCTTCAAGCGACAAGAACGCCAAGTTGTCGCCAGCAATACAAGAGCCAACAAAATCTTCTTTGACAAAAAATAAACCGCGAATGACTTGATGACTTTCCACGCCTGCGCCAGTGCCGCCGGTGATGGTCAACATGTCGTAAGAGCCAGCCGCGCCATGGATGCGTGCGCTGGATGAGCTGTCGCCGTACATGGACGCTTTGAACGTGTCGGACGTGTCGCCGCTGTTGTTAATCGTCAGGCCGTTGGTGATCTTGTAGATACCAGCAGGGAAGTAAACGTCGCCACCAATGGTGTTGGCGTAGTTGATCGCCGCTTGAATGTTGGTTGTATCGTCGTGGGTGTCGTCGCCCACGGCGCCGAAGTCCTTGACGCTGATCGTCTGGCGCAGTTTGTCTTGCACTGTGGTCGCTACAGCGCTTGTGCCAGCCTGGATGAAACCAATCATGCTAGAGCCGCTGCTGGCGGCAAGAGACGCTGTCAAAGCGTTAATTGCCGCAGTTACGTCAGCCATGGTGGCAAAGCCGCCAATGTGGTCAACTGTCCAGATCTCGACGTTGTTGCTGTCAGTCAGTTTGAGTTTGTAGTAACTAGACGACAACCAGACGTTTGCTTCGCCGCGTGAATCTAAGATTACGGGGTTGCTGTTGGTTGTGCTGCCGTTGTAGTCTGCATACGTTGCCAAGGGCGTTGTTGTGCCAGCCGCATACGAGTACAGTTTTCCACCGACTAAGGGATTACCATTAGCATCGAAAAACTGTAGTTTGGGTGATGGGGACAGTGTTGCGGTGGTCATTTGTTACCTCGGTACAAGAGTCATTTGTGGCGGCGTTTGGTATGTTACCCGCAGCCGGTCATAAGGTGAAAGAGTGAACATCCCATAGAAACTACCGGTGCTGAAAAATGTAGCACCATTTCGTGAAAATTCCAATAGGGACACGCCACCGCCGCTGACAATTATATCTGCGGGATAGCCGGTGTTGTTGATGTATGTGTAAGGCGATGGGCCAAGCACAATGGCGCTGGGCTGCGCTTGAAAATTAGTGTACGACTGAGGCGGTGGGATTGTGGGTGGCCCAACGCCAAGTTCAGTGCGCAGCGCCTCAATCTCAGATGAGGCGTCTGTTGGCACGGGAACCAGTTGCAAGTCTTCTAACGTAACGTCATTGCTGCCGTTGCCGGTCAACTGAAACAAATTAAAGAAAAAGCGATACCATTCCCGCGAAATCAAATTCGTGCGGGGGTCGATCAGTTCAACCCGCGCTGACGGGATGTTCGTGATGTTAGGCATTGGTCGGACTTATCCCCAACTCAGCGCCCATGATGGCGATCTGAATTGGATCTGTGCCTGACAACTCATAAACACGGTCGCGCAGTTTAAGAGTCATGCCAAGGCGTCGCCAGAAGATACGAGTGCCGTAGGCGCCAACAGCGCCGCCCTGCGCCCAATGTTCGTTTGACCATGTGTGGCCACCGTCGTCTGACCAGCGCAACATAAACTGAGGCGGTGGGTTGACTGACAGTGTTGTTTCGTCAATCAGGTTGTTGTAAGACTCTGTGACCAATCTGAAACCGTCTTCGGTCGTCAGGTAGATGTCTTCTGTAACAGGGTCAAGCAAAAAGCCTGCTTGGGCATCCAATTGCAGGCTGTGCTGGGCTGTACGCTTAAGGTTGTTCTGGCCTGTGGGCAGGGCGCGCCATGAGCGCAACCAGCGCTGGATCTGGCCGTTGTCGGCGTAGGTCGTCAGGCTCAGAGTGTAGATGTTGCCGTTTTGGTAGTCGCCAACAATGATGTTGCCACCAAAGTTGCACTGGCAGTTAGAACGGTGACGTGTCCAGCTGCCGTTGTCCCAGCCGGCACGCTCATGCCAAGCCTGTGTGGCCGCGTCGTACACCCAAGTCGCGTTGGCGCTTGGGAACGTCAAAACGTAAAAGCTGTGGCCGTCTTGCTGATATGTGTAGGCGATGGCGTCCGAAATGTTGCCGTATTGCTGAATTTGCCATTCAACGGCGTGCGTTGACACGCGCTGACCGTTGTAGCCGTTGGCACGGTAGACGATGCCTTGGCCACGGGCGTCAGTGCCCAGCCAGAACAGGGTGTTGTCCAGTTTGGCAACCGAGAACGCAGCCGCGCAACCGATTTCATTGAACGCGCCTTGGATGCGCGTCAGAGGAAAGTCAGCAAGGCCAGCGTCGTACCAGACTTCAACTGAGTCTGTGCCAAACAGCCAAGCCTCGCGGTGGTCGACGTTGACAGCCACCAAGCCGTCTGGCGAGCCTTCAGCGCTTGCAAAATCAAGCGCGTTAATGTCGTAGCCGTCCAACAGCGCCGTGACCCAGACCTTCTGGCTGTTAGGCTCATTGAAGACGAAATAGCCGTCAAGGTAGCCCACAGTCGCAGCGCCTGGAAAATCAGGGTCTGTAATGGGGCCAAACACGCCTGTAACGTCGTTGTAGATGTAACTTGGGCCGTTGCAAGCAAAAAAGATTTGCGTGCCGTTATCGGCAATTGAGACAGGGCCAGTGCCGGACACTTGGCCAATCAAAACAGGCGTGGCGGTTGTGCCGCTTAGTTTGTAGACTTCAACGCCAGACACGACGTAGAAATTCGAGCCATTGGTTTGGTGCGCCCACAAACCGCGAATAGGGCCAGTGCCCACGGTTTGCAAGAAGTTCAGACCAGGCGCGCGGTTCAAAAAGCCAGGCTCTTTACCGCCCTCTGGAATGACCTCGGGGAACAAATTGACCATGCGGTTATCCGCAGCATTGACGCTGCGGGTAACGTAACTAGAGCCAAGAATCGGCGTCTTCATCAGTAGTTACCGGCGTAGATGTTGAAGCGCTGGCGGTTGGCCACCAATGCGTAAGGCAGTGCCATCACGTCATCAGGGTTGTTGATGCGCTTCAAGTCGCGCTTAGAAGTCATGGCGATGCGCTGCACTTGTGGGCTTGGCTCAACGCCAAACTCAGGGGCGAATTCCATGGCCAAGTTGTACGTGAAAGCACGTAGATAACCTGGCGGGTAATACATGACGGTTGACAGCGTTGCGGGTTTGTTCAACTCTTCAACTGAAATGAAGTGCCATTCCAAGTCCTGTGTGGGACGTGGATAAATAAACATTTCAACGTCGGGGAACGTCATGTTGACGAAGATTACTTGTGGGTATGTCGACGTAACGGTCTTAACAGCAATGCCGTCATACTGCTGTTGGTTGATGAACTTGATGCCGTATGACACGCCATTGGGCGCTTTGAAATACGTCGCGTCATCAAATAAAACGGGGCGGTTGCCTACAAAATCACCGGACGGGCCAAGCGTGCGGCTAATTGCGCCAGACGGCCACGTGAAAACTTGATCTTGTGTAGAGAAGACAGACAAGCGCTCTGTGTTCCATGAATCAATCATCTGATTCATCGCCATCAGGGCGTCTTGCGACATGGAGGCTGACGGCGTCTCGCCCTCGGCCAAAATACCTAACAGGCGCAAAGCGCGGTTGATTTGATCGCCAGCGGTATACGTCGCCATGTTCAGACTCCTTCGGTTGCTTCCTCTGCCGGTTTACGGCGGCGCTTAGTCTCCAACGTATTTACAACGGGAGCCGCCTGAACAGGCGTGTCTGGATTGTAGCGCGTCCAGCCATTTTTTTCATCTTGTTCGACCTCAAGTTCCATTGTTGCAACTTTAGCGCCGTGAATTGGGTGTACGAGTGTGATGTGCATTTTGAAAAAAGGGGGTGATTAGCCCCCTTTCCTATTTAGGCTGTCTTGTAAACAGACCAAGCTGCGTCGCCAGTTTTACGGAATGTAAACTGAGCGCTAGAGGTAATAGCAACAGCAACGGTAGCGTTGCCGCCGTCGGTGATGCCAGTGCCAGCAGCCAAAGTAACAGTACCAGAAGAGGTACCAGTGTTAACCACGGTCAACACAAATGTGCTGCCAACTTTAGCGCTGGTCACAACTGCGTCAATAGCAGCGGCGGTAGGCAAAGTGTAGACAGCAGCAGATGTGCTGGGGTTAGCAACCAAGATACCGCCAGTCACTTGAGCGGCGGTCAAAGTCGCTGTAGATGTGGCAGTTTGGGGTGCGGCTGCGTAGCCAATTGTGAGTTCGTTCAGGTTGCCGTCACCAACTTGGTAACCGCCTGCGCCATTAGGTAAAGCCATGATAATTTCCTTTCAAAGATGTATACGAAGAAAGGGGCCGAAGCCCCGATCAATTAGCCCCACATGCGGACGGCCATTTGTGGACGAATTGTGTTATAGCCATACAACACGTCGATACGGCAAGGCATACGGTCGTTGTTGATGTCGTACTGACGAACAACGCGCAAGCTGATACCGTTGTGAACTGCGCGAGCAGCCATGTCAACGCCTTGTGGCAACAACAAGTCAGCGGTCGCAAATGTGATCGCATCTTTGTGGTAAACCAAGTTCTGAGCGTAGGTGCTAGAAGCAGCGCCAACGAACACGACAGCAGCGCCGGAAGCAGGGAAGCTGTCCACGGTTGCCAAAGCGTTTGCAGAAGTGTAGATAGGAGCAACAGTGATGTTACCTTCGCCGCTTGAACCCAAAGTCACGTTTGCAGTAGCAACGAACTGGAACAAGGAACCGGTAGATTCACGTGTTTGTGGGTTGACAGCATAGCAGCCAGCCACAGTGAACACGTCACCGATTTTCACGGTGCCTGCGTTACCGCCGCCAGTGATAGCGATGGTAGTTGCGCCTTGTGAAGACACAGAAGCAGACAAAGTAGCGCCAGTAGCACCACGTGAGCCAGTTGTGAACTGCTTGATAGACTGAGACATGTTGATCTCGTCAAAGCCGAGAACACCAGTGCCCATCATGCCGTTCTTGAACTGCTTGCTGATGGTGTCTGTTGGGTTGAACAAACCTTTCAAGCCTTCGACCAAACCAGCGTTGGCGGCTGGGTTGACAGTGGCGTAACGGGGGTTCATCACAGCAGCGTTTTCGTTCAGCTTCTGCTGGGCTTGGAGCAAGACCAAAGAAGTAGAAGGTGTTGTGCCAGGTGTACCAACAGAGTTACCAATGCCCAAATAGGCGTTAGCGACGTCAGCGTCGATAGAAGAGGCCAACTGGCTGATACGAGGCTTCAAGACACGCTCTGCGAAGTCGTCCAACTGCATTGTCAATTCAGCAGATGTGAAGTTAACGCCGATGTGCTTTTGTGAAGCAACAGTCAGTGTGGTGTACTGCTCGTTGTCGTCTTGCACTTGCAAGGCGGCACCGTCAGTAACCAAAGCACGGTCGGGTAAACGGATACGCAGTGTAGAGCCGATCTTAGCGCCTTCAACAGCAAAAGAGTCGTCATACTGGCGGTTCACGTTACGTGTGATGACCAAGTTATTTTCCAAGATCTCCAGCGATTTGCGGGTGATCATGTCAATCGTCAGAATACTATTAGACATGTTAGTCCTTTCAAAAAATTAGCGGTTGCGTTGCGCTTCCCACTTCTTGATCTGGCGTTGACGTTCGGCTTCGATCCATTGCGAGGTTGTCATGGACTTGACTGACCGTGGGTCTGTCGTGTCATGGCTCGTTGAACCAGTCGAGCGTGCAGTTACCGGACTAATCGGTGCTGGCGCGTTTGAAGTTTTTTTGACCGGAGGATCGGAGGCCAATTTGGCTTCAATCTTTCCAATCTCTTTTGCCTGTAAGAAAGGCGACAATTTAGAAATTCGAGCAGCTTCTTTGACGTTTGAGCCTAAGTAGTATGCTACTTCGGGGCCAACGTCAGAGGCGTAGATCGCTTCAGCCATGACCTCAGTGATGGGCACGTTAGGGTTACGGGCTACCTGATCGTAGTCGTCGTATTTGTCCCTGACTTTCTCTTCACTGTCGGCGTAAGCCTCCATGATCTCAGCTTGTTGCTTGGCAGCATCGCGTTGCGCGACAAGTTCTTGGGCTTTCTGAAGTGCGAGTGCTTGCGCATACGCTTCAGGGTCGTTGAAATTGTCAGCACTTGGCGCTTCGGCTGGCGTAGACCGTAGGGTCTGCGTCTCGGCTTGCCTTGCAGCTTGATCTCTTTCCCATTTGCGCTGTTCTCTTGCGAGGCGCTTACCGATCATTGCGTCGATTTCAGCTTGCGTATAAGTTTTTTCCGCTGGCTGTTCTGTCTGCTCTGTCGATACTTCCGGCGAATTAACTTCGGGTTCAGGGGCAGCCGTTGCTTCCTGTTCCGGCGCGGGTACTTCCGCTAAGATTTCATTGTCCATTTTTGAATCCTAAGATTCCCTGGTCAGCTGGGCCAGTACAGTTTTGCGAAATATATCACGGTTTGTTAGGCCATGTGTCAAATATTCGTGCGTCTGCAACAGTTGAGGGCAGATCGCGTAGGGTTTGACGGTATGTGGCCCAGGCTTGTTTGTCGCCAGCAAAGTCTGGCAGTTGTGTGTAGTCGCAAGCCGCAAGGCGTGCGTTACGCTCACCGCGCAGTTTGTCCATGGCGTAGTCTTTCTTAGCCTGGATCTCTTCAGCGCTCAATTCCACCACAGCCAACTGCGTTGGATCAGCGGGGAAGTTTGTGTAGACGACCTTTTGGGTCAAGGGATTGTGTTCCATGATGATCCTTAGAAAGTTATTGACCCAGAGGCCGTGAATTTGTAAATACGAAAGCCACCGCTTGTTGTGATTGTTGGTGAGCCTGTTGTGCTTAATGCAGCATTGAATGTGTCTGGATAACGAATGATGACGATACCACTACCGCCGTTAGCCGCCGCAGACCCATCATAAATACCCCCTGCACCACCAGTGTTTGCTGTGCCTGCTACATGGGACGCACCTGCACCCCCAACACCGGGAGAACCATAAGCAGTAGCACCATAGCCACCAGAACCACCAGCATACGTAGTTACAGTACCTGATATTGCACTTGCTATACCAGCACCGCCATTACCACCATAATTAGATGAGGCATTTAAACCAACAGTACCAGCGCCGCCTCCACCGCCAGCCGCATTGTTGGCATAAGAAGCACCGCCAGCGTTACCTTGACCAGACGTTCCACTTCCGGGATTAGTAATTCCAACGCTAGGATTAACACTACCGCCACCACCCGAACCACCTGATGCACCGCCAGACGTATTTAAATAACCGCCGCCACCGCCACCAAGCGCAACTATGTTTCCAGTAATTGCGCCAGAAGATGTAGCAATTAAAACTGAATTACCACCTGATGCGCCAACACCAGCACTAGAAGCCGCCGCACCGCCGCCTCCAACAGTTACCCACAACTGAGTTCCAGCCGTAACACCAGAAAAGCCAGCAAGCAATCCACCGCCACCGCCACCGCCAGCACCAGCATAAGAGCCACCTGCGCCGCCAGCAACAACCAAATACTCCACATTAGGTGGAGCAATCCCAGTCCAGTTGTTGTCTTTAATGGCTTGGGACGCTTGGCTTAGTGTCCACATCCCAGAATATTGGCCCATGTTAAGCCCCTTGAGTTACTTCAACCCATGATGTTGTTGATTCTTCCCATGTGTACATCTTGCCATCAGTAGGCATAGGTGTTGGTGCATCCCATAAATATGTTTCAGCGTTCTTAGTCCATGATGCAAATGGTTGTGGTGGGGCAAAACCTACACCATCCCATGTGTAACCAATGCCAGCATAGTTTTTATGCAATGGTGTACCGCCTTGGGTATGAACACCGCCTTGGGTGTTATAGGATGTTTGCACCCATTCAGCAGGGTCGCCCCAATGTCCTGTTGCAAGTGTTTCAGCATCGATAACAATTACTTGGTCAACAATGCCGTTAGTGATGTGCGCGAAATGTGCCATGTCTATCTCCAATTAAAAAGTTACAGTTCCTGATGAAGTCCAAGTGTAAATCTGGTAGCCATCAGCATAGTTAATTTGTGGGTTGCCAGTTGTTGCAGTTGGTGCTGAAAGAGACGCAGGGTAACGAATGATGACGATGCCAGAGCCGCCGTTGCCTCCAACAGTAGCAATGTTTATAGCACTTGAATACCCGCCAGCACCGCCACCAGAACCAGTATTAGCTGTAGCTGAATCCGCCGTACCGCCAGCAACAGAACCTGCGCCACCTCCAGCACTACCCAATCCTTGACTAGCGTAGCCAGCACCGCCACCGCCGCCAGCGTAAAAAACTCTTGCGCCTGTGATAGTTGAAACAGTCCCCGCACCACCAGAGCCTCCACCACCACTACTTGACGCATCTACACCAACAGAGCCACTTCCACCTCCACCGCCAGATGCAGAGGAAGTAGTACCAGACGCATTTCCTGACCCGCCAGCAAAACCTTGACCAGAAGTTCCTGTGCCACCAGCATAAGACCCTGTACCACCACCGCCACCAGAGCCACCATTTCCACCAACACTAGTTCTACCACCATAACCTCCGCTAGTTGCAGTTATAGAACTAAATACAGAATTTACACCTGCTGAACCAACAGCATTAGAGCCACCAGCGCCTCCAGCACCAACAGTAATAGTCAAAGCAGTGCCCGACGCAACAGCGAACCCAGCCGCAGTCAAAAGACCGCCAGCACCACCAGCACCACCCATTTGATTATTATTAGCCTGACCACCCCCGCCACCACCACCAGCGACCACTAGATATTCAACAGTCGACGGCGCACCAGATAAAGGGTTAAATGTTGCAGAAATGAAACCACCAAGATTAGCGCTCATAGCGTGATACTCCCGCTAGATGTGAATGTGTAAATTGTGTAGCCATTAGCTGTTGTCTTTGTTCCATTGGTTACGCTTGCAGCATCAGCAAATGTGCTTGGGTAGCGAATGATGACAATGCCAGAGCCTCCAGCACCACTACCACTAGCACCGCTACCACCACCTCCTCCACCGCCTGTGTTAACAGTTCCCGCAGTTCCAGTTCCAGTTCCTGCTATTCCCGCACCACCGCCACCTACACCGCCAGCACCAGCAGTTCCACTAGAATTTTCGGTACATCCACCACCGCCACCAGCGTAGGTTGTAACTGTTCCATTGATGGCTGATGCAATACCAGCACCGCCATTCCCTGCTCGTGAAGAACCCGCAGTTAATCCAACAGTCCCTGCGCCACCGCCACCGCCACCAGAACCAACGCCACCGCCTTGAAATCCAGTACCACCAGCATTACCTTGACCAGAAACACCCTGACCCCCTGCTAATGCACCATCTTGCCTACCACCGCCACCAGAGCCGCCTGATGCTGGAGGAGTGTCATCTTTAGCACCGCCTCCACCGCCTGTTGCTGAAATAGAACCAAAAACAGATGCAACACCAGAATTGCCAGTACCATTAGTTTTTGACGCACCGCCACCACCAACAGTTACTGTGATTGCAGAGCCTGTGGCAACAGGGTAAATGCCAGTTAATAAACCACCCGCACCGCCGCCACCAGAACCCGCACCAGCACCACCTGAAGCACCACCAGCAACAACTAAATATTCAACATAGTTAGTTTTTTGCGTACCACTCCATGCCTTTTGTGCAAGGGCTTGGACTTGTTGTTTAAGAGTAAATAAACCAGTTGGCATGAATCACCTCAAAAAGTAATCGTGCCAGAAGCAACGAATCTGTAAACACGCCATGGGCCTGTGACATAAGTTTCAGGTGAGCCTGTTGTTGATG